TTACCTGCAAGCAACTGACCAAAGCTGATCAAGCTTGGTTGTGTAGCTTTGACTCCTCAATTCGCGGCGTATGGCCCAGTCAGGATCTGTTGGCACGCTGGCCGAACGCAACGTCCCGCGCCCCCACCGTTCGTTTATTTGGTCCAACACCGTCATCACCCGTGTTGCCTCTGCAGGCTGCGATATGGCGAACAAGTCATCGGTGTACTCGCCAGGCTGGCAGAGGTTGAGCAACATCACCTCCGCCTTGCTGTACTTAAAGCCCGGTCGAAAAATGCTATCAAGCGCGCTTACCGCCGCCTGCGTGAGCAGACGCACATCGTCTGTCGGATACGGCATGTCCACTACAACCCCGTTCGCGTACTTAGCTTCCTCGGGATTGAACATGCCGGTGCGTATACAGACCCGCACCTTCCTGCACAGCGAATTCTGAGCGCGGAGTTTTTCAGATGCCCGCATCATGTAGGTGGCCACCGCCTCACGGATCGGTGGCAACTCAGCCAGCCGTTTGCCGAACATCCGGCTGCAGCAGATTTCCTGCTTTGGCGGGTCAGGTTCATCCAGCTCCAGACAAGGCGTACCGCCCAGCTCTCTGGCAGTCTTCTCGATCACAACGCTAAACTTCTTGCGGAGCGTACATGGGTCGGCCTTAGCCAAGTCCATAGCAGACTTGATTCCCAAGGCATCGAGATGGAGTTTCATCTTGCGCCCCACGCCCCACACTTCAGCTACGTCAGTATTGCGCAACACCCAGTCGCGCTTAACCGGGTCAGTGATGTTGACTACACCGCCGGTTTGGGACTGAAGGCGCTTAGCCGTGTGGTTTGCCAGCTTCGCCAAGGTTTTGGTGTGAGCGATACCGACACCGACCGGAATGCCGGTACACCGAAGTACCTGGGCACGAATCTGCCAGCCTAAATTATCCAGCCCACTGATACCCGTCAGATCAGCGTACGCCTCATCAATGCTGTACACCTCAACAGCTGGCACCATCGATTCAATCACACTCATGACGCGCTGGCTCATATCCCAGCGCGTAATTCGACGAGAAGGCCACAATCCCGTGCTGCCTGAGCTTGTTCTTGATTTGAAAGTAAGGCTCGCCCATTTTGACGAAGGGAGATGCTTCATAACTGCGTGCAATGACACAGCCATCGTTATTACTTAAGACAACAATCGGGACGCGGGTCAAATCTGGACGAAATACGCGTTCACAGCTAGCGTAAAAACGGTTGCAGTCGACAAGTCCGAACACAGGCGGCTTAGACATGGCTGCGCACTGTGCTGGTTATCACACCCCAAATCGACAGCTCGTCACCTTCTAGAATGTATCGCGCCGGATATTTGGGATTCTCTGACAGAAGAACCACATCCTGGCCGCGCTTGCACAGGCGCTTGCAGACAGGCTCATTGTTAAGTAGCGCAACAACCACATGCCCATGGGCCGGCTCAATGCCACGATCCACGACCGCGAGGTCACCCTCGAAGATACCTATCCCTTGCACGCTTTCCCCGGTGATTGCGACCAGGTACACATGGGGCGCTCGGATATTCAGAACCTCATCCAATGAGATGTGCTGCTCGATGTGGTCCGCTGCCGGCGAAGGAAAACCGGCCGGAACCTGGAACGAGCACGAAGGCAGCTTCGCGCCGACTTCAGCGATGGGACCTAGAATGGTGAAGCTCATGACGCGGCCTTTTACCATAACTGTACGAATGTACAGTTAACTTTGTAGGACTCTTGCGGTCAATTTTTCTGTAGGGGATTTCGACAGACGGAGAGGGGCGTATGTGTGGACGATTTGTGCAGTACGAAGGGATGGCCATATTTATCGAAGCACTGAGCTCCCAAATAGAGCTATTCAGCGGCTATGACGCTCAGCCAATTGATCGCTACAACGTCGCTCCGTCGACACGGGTTCAGTTGCTGCACGCCGCAGAGGACGGGATGCATATCGATGCAGTCAAATGGGGATGGGCGCCGTTCTGGGCCAAGGGCAAACGCCCCGACCCGATTAACGCCCGTGTAGAGACGGTCACCAAGGGAAAATTTTTTAAGCAACTTTGGCCGAATGGCCGATCCCTGGTGCCGAGTGAAGGGTGGTATGAGTGGGTCAAAAACCCTGACGATCCGAAGAGAAAGCAGCCTTACTTCATTCGACTGAAGAGTCAGAAACCCATGTTCTTTGGCGCGCTTGCCCAAGTTCATCCTGGCCTGGATCCCCACGACGGCGATGGGTTCGTGATCATCACCGCTGCCAGTGACCAGGGCATGGTGGACATCCACGACCGCAAGCCGTTGGTGCTGACGCCTGAGCACGCCAGGGAATGGATCGATCCCAGCCTTACTCCAGCCCGCGCCGAGGAAATAGCAAAGGAATGTTGCCAGCCTGTGGAGGACTTTGAGTGGTATGCCGTTGGCAAAGCAGTGGGGAGTGTGAAAAACCAGGGGGCTGACTTACTGCTGCCGGTTCCACACAAAGATGTTTGATGCTATCAGAACAGCCCTCCCAATGCGGCGGGCTCCCAGCTCATGATCACCAGTTCACCGCTAACCTCACTCTTTCCTTGCCGTTGGTTCGATGTGGTGTATCGAATGTCCACCGTCTCAAAGTGAAACCCCTCAAACACCCGCCGGATATCAGGGTGATCGTTGATGCTGACCATCACCTTGCCTTTGCAGCGCCGCATAAAGTCGGCCATGCGCTCGTAATTCTCAAAAGGAAAGTCCACGCCGTAGCCGGCGGTCTGCCAGTAGGGCGGGTCCATGTAGTGAAAGGTGTGGGCACGGTCGTAGCGTTCGGCACACGCCAACCAGGGCAGGTTTTCAACATAGGTGCCCGACAGACGCTGCCACGCTGCCGATAGGTTCTCCTCGATCCGCAGCAGGTTGATGGCCGGGCCGGTTGTGGCAGTACCAAACGTTTGCCCGGTGACCTTGCCGGCGAAGGCATGGTGCTGCAGATAAAAGAATCGGGCGGCGCGTTGGATGTCGGTGAGGGTTTCAGGGCGGGTCATCTTCTGCCACTCGAACACCTGGCGCGAACTGAGCGCCCATTTGAACTGGCGCACGAATTCCTCCAGGTGGTTCTGCACGACACGATACAACGTCACCAGGTCGCCGTTGATGTCGTTGAGTACTTCAACCGGCGCCGCCTGGGGCCGCATGAAATAAAGTGCGGCGCCGCCGGCAAAGACTTCAACGTAGCATTCGTGGGGTGGGAAGAGAGGGATGAGGCGGTCAGCGAGGCGGCGTTTGCCGCCCATCCAAGGGATGATGGGTGTAGACATAAATAGCAAGACCTTTACTGTATGGATAAACAGGTGCTAGGCTCGCCGCGCTTCGTGCACGGAGTAAGAGCCATGGCTGGACTTGCAGGGACGATCTGCAGGGACGGCGGTCGGGTTGGATGTTGACGCATCCAACGACCGCTCTTTTTCACTTCGGTGTTGAGACTTCTTTGGCGTAGGCCTGACAGGCCGCCAGGGCGATCAGTCCTTGGTCGCCGGCATCGGTGATGCTGATAATTCGTTGAGCATGCGCCGGGTCAAGTTGGGCTCTTGTGGTGCCATGAACCACGCTGCCGGCGGCGGCGGTGGCAGGCACTGAGCCGTTGCCGGAGGTAGCGGTGGCGTCGAGTAGGACTGACAAGCGCAAATCAGCAGTGGCAAGGCGGTCGCGCAAGCGACTTTGATCACGTCGGGCATCGTTCAAAACTCGGTAATGGGTCTGTTCACTGGCAGAAAGCCGTTGTTCCAATGCCAGGCGCTTATCCTGCTCGGCTTGCTGCTGAGCAGCCGCTGCCTGGGCTTGTTTATTCAGGCCGTCGACATGCAGGCGGGCTTGGCGCTCCAGCTGCTGACCGTAGCGCCAAGCCTGGACTTGCCAGGCCAGCGCGCCAGTACTGCCAGCCAACACTGCCAGCAACACACCGTTGGCCAGCAGCCGATACGACGTGGGGATCAAGCCTGCGAGGCTCATAGCACCGCCCTCGCCCGCTCCCACAGCTCCAGCCGATCCGCTAAGCCATTGAGGCCGCCATTGATCTTGCGAGTGATGGCCTCGAACTCGTCTCGATCTGCCAGGGCATTCAACTCGCGCACCCACCAGAACCATGCGGCCGACTCGGCGGCCCATCGCGGCAGCTCGAGCAGCTCAGGCGTGCGCAGCAATCGCTCGTCGCCAAACAAGGCTAGGCTGCAGCGCAGGTAATTGTTGCGGCCTGTTATCTGAATCAGACCGCGACCGCGATAGCGTTGGCCATCCCCATCTGCTGCAGGTGTGTTACCCAAATTCGCGGCCAGTTTGCCGGTGTCGTATTTGCTCAGGTACTGATCGCCGCCCAGCTCGCGGACGTACTGCAGTTGACCCGACTCGTGACCGACCTGCGCCAGGAACGCGGCCTGGCGTTTTGGCGTGGTGATCTGGCGATTGACCATCGCCACGTTGAGGGCGGATACAAAAACGCCCGCTTGGCGGCGGGCGTTCGGCATGATGCGTTGTAGTTGTTGCTCAGTGACGGGCATAAACACTCCAGACATAAAAAAACCGCACTTGGGCGGCCAGGGGATTCGTTACTGTTTTTCGACGTTCACTACCTTGAGCGGCGCCGTTGCTTTCTTTTTCTTCGCCGATTTGGATTTGCCTTTCTTGCCGGCGTTGCACTCCACCGTGGTGGACCAGCCCGCTTGCGTAAACACCTGCTCAACCGAATCCGCCAAGTACTCACCATCAAGCCCGACCTTGAAGCCCTGAGCATTGATCGACCGCTCGGCAAAAATGTCTGTCCGGCCAGGCATCTCAAACCGCACGTCAGCGGTCGAGCGATTGAACGCCGCCAAGCGCGCCTTGGCCGCCGATTCGGCAGCGGTTTTGTTTGGGTAGATATGCCGGTCGGTATGCACCGCCGGCAAACCATCCGGCGCGTCATCGTTATCAATGGTGACCACCGACAGCTTGCCGTCTTTCTTGTTTTGATGTTTGCTCGCCACGGCCTTGTGCGAGTTGCGGTCGCCTAAGCTGAACTGCCAGCGGCTGACGTCGCTGCGCGCCAGGGTGATCGCGCCGAACGTCTTGCCGCTCGCGGTCTGGCCACCTTGACGCGGCATGACCAACAGCTTGCCGTCAGCGACCTTGGCCGTGCAGTCATATTGCTTGGCCAAGCGCGTGATGAAATTAAAATCCGACTCGTTGAGCTGATCCACCCGGGCCACTTTCGTGGCTACCGGGCACCCCGACTGCCAACCGTTGCGCGCCGCGATGTCGCTGACGATCTTCGACAGCGGCACGTCCTCCCAACTGCCGCTACGGATGGTCTTGCCACTGCCACGCATGTCGCTAGCCTTGCCTTTGATCACAATCGTGTCCGGCGGGCCGGACACTTCGACCGTGTCGACCGCGTAACGCCCCAGGCGCGTTAGGGCCGTTTCGACATAGCCCAGGTAGATCTCGATAGAGCTGCCACGCGAAGGCAGTTGCACCTGGCCGTCCCGGTCATCGATACGCAACTCAAACTCGTCAGATTCCATACCTGGCTTGTCAGAGGTGCGCAGCAACAACAGTCGATCATTGATCAGGGCCGTGATGTCGGAACCATCGGCCACGATTCGAAAGGTGGGTGTCATGGATTTTATCCAAAAAAAAGCCCGCACCAGGCGGGTCAAAACAGAGTGCCGTTACGCGTAACGCAACGAGTTGCCAGCGGCGGTGTGGCCCGAGGTCAATCCCACAAGCTAATCCCTTCCTCGGTCGGGCTGGGCAGATCAGGCAGCACGATCACCACCCCCGCGCGGTAAGGCTGGGGCTCGTCAGCCAACCCCTGATTGGCATCGAGCACCGCCTCGGTGGTTCCGTTCAGATGGCCATAAACGTTATGGCAAATGACATCGAGAATGTCCCCATCAGACGTTCTGCATATCGTCGCCATAACGCACAAACTCCAAACTAAACCCTTGTTTACGCGGAATCCCGCCGTGCAACAGCGCGCCCTGTTCCTCGTTGATAGCCTTCAGACACCAGGTACCGATCACCTCGCCATAGCCCGTGGTCAGGGTGAGCGGCTGTAGTCTGCCGCCGATGGTGCGCAAGGTGTCGAGCTGCTTGAGACCACCTTTGAAGCCCGGGTAAATCGTCCCCTTAAGGGTTAGCTTTTCATCCCCCTGGCCCACGGCCTGCTGCGCCGGCCGCCGCGATAAGCGTTCCTGTGAAGCCCAGCGGAATTCAGTCGAGCGGCTTAGCTCGTCGAAGGCCGCCGTGTCCAAGTTGAAGTAATAAGGCTGCACCTTGGGGTCTCGTGGCTGGATGATCAGCAAGTGCGGGAACGGCTTCACCGCTTCCGGTGCCGGCGTGGCGTCCACTGCAAAAGAGCTGGTGGGCACGATGTTCGCCAGTGACGGACTGATTTTGCCGGCAATGTTGTTGACCGCCGTCGCAGCTTTGCCCGCCTGTTCCTTCAGCGTGCCCAAACGTTCCTGTACCTCGGCGGCGGCACGCGTGGCACGGCCGTACACCGCCGCCACCTGCCCGACCTTGGCCTGCGCCGCATTCACCCCGCGCATGACCCTCTGCAGTTTGGCCCCGATGGCCGGCCCCACAAACGGGATGCTTTCCAGTTCGGACGCGGCGCCGGTTATTTCACTGATGGCACCGTTAACCGGCCCCAGCATGCCGTCAACACTGCGCCGCCCAGCCTCCCCCGCGTCTACCAGGTACTTGAGGCCCGATTGCAACTGTTCCATATAGGCCATAAAGCCCCCTTATAAGTGAGGTTCGTCATACAGCTTGGTCGCGTTCTGCTTCGCCGCGTCGGCCATCATCCGCTGCATGTGCGGCATCAGATCCTGTGCCAAGCGTTGTGGGTCTTTGACATCCCCTTGCACCGTGACCGGCATGTTCAGCGAGTACTGAAACTGCTGATCCACTTTGGCCGGCACCGGTTTTTCCGGCGCCTTGGGCTCAATGGCCACGGCCGCCGGCTTAACGGGTGCCTGTATAGCCATTGCGCGCGCGACGTCGCCCAGCGCCGGGCCTTGCGGGGCTGGTGCATGAGCCATCAGCAACGCGCCGGAGCCGTTCGCCTTGTCCTGATCGGCCGACCGACTGAGCGGCTGGGCCAAGGTGGCCAGGCTGGGAACCGCCGGAACAGGGCGCGGCCCCATCAGTAATGGCGTGATCAGTGGCGCTGGCTTGGCTTCCGGTTTTTCCTCGGGCTGTTCATCATCGCCACCAAACAGCGACTTGCCCAAGGAGCCGCCCAGCACCGAGCCGCCCTGACTGCCGACATAAGCGCCAATCAAACTGCCGATGGCAGTACCAATAATCGGCACCACTGAACCAATGGCGGCCCCCGCCGCAGCACCGGCCATGGCGCCTGCCAAATTGCCAGCGGCCGCACCATAACCTTCAGCCTTTTCGTCCTGGGTCGTAGCATTTTCAAAGGTGTCGAACGCCATCGCGCCGGCTTCCATCACCGAGGCGCCCGGTATCATCTTGGCGGCTTTGCCGACCTTGCCTGCCACTTGCACCACGCCACTCAACTTGGCCAACGCCCCGCGGGGAACCGGTACCGGCGGAACAGGTGGAATCGGCGGGCGGGGAATCGGCACCGGCGGCCCGGGTACTGGCGGTCTCGGCGGGAGCGGATTCGGCACGGCGGCCGAGGCACTGGCGGTCTCGGTGGGAGCGGATTCGGACCATGCGGCCGAGGCAATGGTGGTCTCGGTGGGAGCGGATTCGGACCAGGCGGCCGAGGTACTGGCGGTCCCGGCCTTGGCACTGTCGGCCGTGGTGGGCCGCCCGCCCGAGGTGGTCTCGGCCGACGACGCGAAGGTGCGCGCCTTGCACCGCGACCGCGCCGACGTGCTTCGCCGGCCCCTCCAACTGCTCCCCCCATATCACTCGCGTTAACGACGAAAACTCTTTTGACGCCGTCGTCGCCCGCACCCGCAGCACCACCTTCGGCGCCTTCGTCACGACCTGAAACAGCCTCTTGCGCTAGCGAAACCACCTTGAGACCAGTCGCCACCAGGTCGAACTTGCCAGGCTTCTTGTCGTCCTTGTCATCGGCATCGGCATCGTCGTCGCCATCGACCGGCTTCCCTTTAAAAGCGGCCACCGCTTTAAGGCCCGTTTCAACCAGCGAAAGTGCTTTTCCGGCTTTACCTTTTGGCTCTGCGCTCCCACCATCGCCGTCGCCGTCCTTGGCGTTGGTGACGAAGACTTTTTGCACTTCGCCAGACTTTCCACCCAGCGAGCCCCGCGCGAGGTTGAGCAACCCTTTAGCGATCTTGAACGAACTGAGCAACCCCTTTAGCGCAACAAGGCCTCCACCAACTGCCACGATCCCCGTCACCACCCCAGGCGCGCTGTCTGACAGCGAGGTAATGCCCTTGGTGACTTTGGTGAGCGTTTCGGCCACGGTATCCGTGACCGGGCGTAGCGCGTCCCCAATGCTGCGCATTGCGTCGTCCATCGACTGGGCCATCTCGGCCCACTTTTGTGACGACGACTCGCGGCGCTCGCTGAGGTTTTTGTCGAGAATGCCGGTTGCGTCGCGCGAATCGTTTTTGAGCTGGCTGTACAGCGCCTTGTTCTGCATGTAAGCAGAAAGCGCTGCCTTTACCTGCATGTCGGCGAACAGGTCGCCGGTGCGCAATGACTCTTCCAGCGAGGCCATCATGGCCTTGGCTTTCTCCGGGTCAGATTCCTTGCTGATCTTTGCCGTTGCCTCGGCCATCGCCGCCGCACGCTTCGGATCGGTGGCCTGAATGTACTTCTGAGCTAACGCCATGCTCGTTTCGAGCGTGGACATACCGTTCTGCAAACCGGTCTGCATCGAGCCCTTATAGTCAATGCCAGCGTTTTGGTAGGCTTTGACCGTGTCGGTCGAGCCTATTTTGCCCATCCAGTTCTTGAGGTTGTTCGCAGCCTCATCGGCGCCGCCGGCAGACTTCATCTGCACTTGCAGCATGGCGCCCAACTGGGTCACCGCATCCATGCCAGTGATACCCAGGCTACCCATGTTGGCCAACAGTTCAGGGAACCACTTGGCCATGTCGGCGGCTTCAAAGCTGCCCGCCTGCCCTTGATAGGCAATCGCCTCCAGCGCTTGCTGCATCTGCTTGGGGTCGGTGATCTTGGCGTTCTGCCCCAAGGCGTTGATCATCTTGGCCGTGTCTACGCCACTTGATCCCTGCCCCACAACAAACTTGGCCGCGACCGGCGCATATTCCAACGCCTTGCTCAAATCCATACCGGCGCCGACCAACTGATTGACCACGTCGGCGACTTCGTTACGTGCCATGCCGGTGTCGCGCGACGTATCAATGATTTTTCGCGAAACCTCCTGCTCTTGCGGCTTGTTGGCAATGCCAGCCTTAATCGCAATATCACGAACAATGGCACCGAAGTCAGCGCTCACCTTCGTCGGAATTGCCAGCATGCCGACCCCGACGACAGCCGCGCCGACCGCGCTTTTCATGCCGTCCTTGCCGGCATTAATTTGCTGGTGTCCTTTGGCTTTAAGCTCTGCCTTATTCGCGGTCTGCCCCAAGGACCGATAGGCCTTCTCTAGCCGGCCGACTTCAATACCCTGCTTTTTAAGCATTTCCAGATTTGAATTCAACCGGCCCAGCAACTTCGACGCCCCAGCAGAGCCGCTGTCATGGGCTTTCTTCCATTCCTCGCGCAAGCGAATAGTGTCGCCGATAGTGCGCTGCAGAACGCGCGCCTTGTTACCTTCGGCCTCAAGACGCTTGATGCGCCCCGTTACATCTTTGAACGCAGCGCCGACAGTCGAGCTGACGGCGCCGCCGATGACCAGCCCGAGAGCGATTTTGTTCGCCATGTCATGGCCCCCATTTGCACAGCCTCACCGAAAGAGGCTCAATCCGTGAGCCACCAAACCATCTCAGCAAACGGCATCGACTGAATCTCAGCGGCGGAAAATCCGGTTTCCGCCGCCAGACGCTTCGCGGCCATCTTTATGACGCCGGGGTTAAATCCCGTCGTCTTGGTCCATGCGAAAATAGCCGGCCTGCAGGCGGTTAAAATCCACCAGCTTCAGGCCCTCCAGGTCTGCGACTGACGCACCGGCCAGCTCGGCAAACAACACCAGCTCGCGCTGCTCGGCATCGCCGTCCGCCTCACGGTTCGCCGAACGAACGTCGCGAACGGTTGGGGAACGCAGGATCAACTTGTCGACGGTCACGCCGTTGATTACGGTCGGGCACGACAACGTGACCTGCACGTTATCGGTGGTGATCGACAACCACGCCGGCATCGACTCCGAATAATCGGTATCAGGGACCAAGTGCGAATAGCCCGACTGAACGCGGCGATAGTCCACCAGTTTCAGGCCTTCAAGATCCTTGACGCCCAACTCTGCCAAGCCCGCGAACAACATCATTTCGCGCTGCTCGGCATCACCATTAGAGGCGCGGTCGGCCGCCCGCACTTCGCGCACCGTAGGGCTGCGCAAGGTCAACGTATCGACCTTGATCCCATTGGCATCACTCGGCCGCGAAAGTGTCACGACAGCGGACTCTGAGGTGATCTTCAGCCAATCAGGCAATTTGTTAACGTCTACGTGATTCATCTGGATTGATTCCTTACAGGCCGAGCGCGGTGCGCACTTCGAGGAGTTGGTCTTTGCCGTCGATCACCTGAACACCAGCGACCATGTCGATTTCGTACATGAGGCGCCCGTCGATTTCGAGCTTGTAGTAAGCAACCGCGATGGCGTGTTTGATCTCGGCCGAATCACCCGCTTTCCAGTCGCCCGGGTCGACCTCTTTGAGCCGACCACGCAAGGTGGCGATAACCGCCGTCACCGCACCTTTTTGCCCCCTGAAGGCGCCCCGGAACGTCGAATTGAAAGCGGTGCCATCGGCAAGGCCGAAGTACTTCAGCGACTCACGGCGCACGCCCTTGGTAATAAAAGACGCTTCCATTTTTTCCAGGCCTTGGTCCATCTCAATGGCACCGGCCATACCGCCACCGCGATACTCGTCGGTCTTGCTGGTCAGCTTGGGCAGCGTCAAGCTGGGCACGTCACCGGAGAAGTTAACGCCGTCAACAAACAGGTTCGTGTTGTACAAAGTTTGAGGAATCATCTGCGTGGTCTCTTAGGCTGCTTCAAGAACTTCGGTCATCCACTGATCGGTGACTTCGAAAAGGAAATTCGGGTTTTCAGCCGGCGGCACGTCGGTGAAACGGATGCGCCAATACACCTTGCCCTGGGCAATTTGGCTGGCCGTGTTCAGCTCGGTGTCCGGGAACACTTCGAAGTTGATAATTGCGCCTTGGGCCTTGAGGTCGCGCATGAACGCTTCCAGGCCATTGGTGACATCCGTTACGTACGTCTTGGTGATCGAGCGGTCTACCGCCCACTTGTGGCCGGCCTGCACCGCATCCATGAGGATGAACAGCGTACGAACGCGGGTGACAAACGCCCATTTCGGATCGCTCGACAGCGTGCGGTTACCCCACAAGCGATAACCGTCGTCGCGGATGATCGTCGTGATATTGGCGTTGTTCAGCAGGTTGGCCCGGCACGTCGCGTCACCGTCCAGATACTCCACAGCCCGGGTCGTGCCAGTGATGCCGGTAAATTCCTTGTTCGACGGCGAGGCCCAAAAGCCGTACTCCGCATCGGTCCAGGCGAACAAGCCAGCAGCCCAGGCTGAACCCGGGGCATCCACGGTCTTGCTGAGTTCGGTGTCCCAGTACTGCACACCAGGGTCAACCATGAACAGGTTACGGCTGCCGAAGTTTTTCGCGTAGGCCATGGCGGCCTCGTCCGTGGTGCCAGGCCCATCAATAATGCCGATAGCGCGCAGCTTCTGTGCCAGGCCATCGAGCGCGGTGGCCACCGCCTGAGTGGCCGTGTGGCCTGGCGCGATCAGCAACCGCGGCTGCGCGTTGAACAGGCTTTTACCATCGAGCAAGGCTTGCAAGCCGGTACGCTGACCAGAGACCAGAACGCCACCAATGATCGCCGAGGTTTGCAGCGCCGCGTCTTCAAGCTTCGGCACGCCGATGGCCACGATCACCGCCTTGGCTTTGGCATAGATCGCCTTACAGGCCTTGGTAATAGCCGAGTCAGCGCCGAAGGCGGCAATGGCTTCGCGCTCGGTGGTGATCAACTTCAGCTCGCCGGCCTTGGCGGTGCCGCCGCCGAGGACGCCCGGGGTGAAGGTACTGCACAACCCAATGATCGACGACGACGGCAGCGAGATAGTGCGCGCGCCGGTATCAACCGAAGTCGTGGTGACGCCGTGATAGAAACTCATATCGTTCAATCTCCAGAAACGAAAAAGCCCCGCTTAAGCGAGGCTGGGAGGGGTGTTTGTGTTACGCGTAACGGGAATGCAAAACGCCCCGACAAGGCGGGGCGTTATTGAGTTTGCTGGTCGATCCAGTTAGGCCGGAGCGGCTTGGTCTTGCTTGCCGGAAACCCTTCAACGGCTGGCCAGTCGCGCAACTGTTGAACGTAATCAATCAACTCGCCGAACTGAGCGGCGGTCAAGGTTGTGGCACGGCCGGCGTCGACCTCATCACGGTGACGCTCGCGTAACCATTTGAGGCTATCAATCTCGGTATCTCGCCACTGCCTTGCCTGAGCACTCAAGGCTTCGGCAGAAAGCGGCTCAGGGTCGACCAGGACCGGGAAGCCCTTTTCACCCGCAAAAATTATCTGGCCTGCAGCTTCCCCTGTTAACAACGCCGTGTGCTGATCTTGCGTAATGTTGACTGCATCGGCCGGTATCGACAGGTGAATTTCATCGTCGTAGAAACCACCGGTTTGGGGTGAGTAATAAAGCATGGTGCCATCCTTATTTTCCGAGTGCGCGCCAGTACAAGACTTGTGGCACGGTAGCTGAACTGGTGACGACGGCCCGCTCTTTACCTCGCGCCTCACCCCCCACATACCCTGTCGGACTGCTAGAGGCCGTCGCGATAAAGTGAAAACACGCGACGGGAAACGCCAGCGGAAAAGTCACCGTGATCGGCTCATTAACAGCGCCCGTCGTGGTGATTTCACCCCACTGCTCAATCAACCCGCTGGGCAGAAATTGGTAGCCCGGCGTGGTCATCGAAGCGCTGAACAGCTTTGATGTCTTCAGCGTTTCACTGCCGCAGTGGCCACGCCAGATACTGCCCTCTCGGACGACTATCACGTCGCCGCCAGGCGAGAACGTGTAAGGGGTCGGCACCGCGAGGTTGTTCATGGCGAACTGATCGCCATTGGCCGTAGTGAGTTTAGAGGTGGTCGACGTCGAACCCGCTGACAGCAAATAGGCCGTGCCTTCTGGTACAGAGTTTGTCAGCGGCAACGTGGCCACCACCCCTGCCGCCAACTCAATGCGCATACCCCGTTCATCAACTGTCAGGGCGCGACTCTGCGCGACGGTGCGGCTACCGGCAAAATTGCCCATCAAGCCAGCCAGGATATTACGAAAGCTCAACGCGGTAGTGCCCAGCACAATTGGCGCATCCGTCACTAACTGCCACTGAGTGTCAGCATTGACCGTGCCCCGCTCAACGCTGACCAGCAATGCCGGCGTCACCTTGTCGCTGGTATCGGCGTCGACAGTGCGAACCCAACTATCAGCGCTGACCAGGTACAGGCCATTATCCTTCGGCTGGTCTTGATTTTTCACCAGCACGCGAGAGCCAGCGGGAGCGGCCAAGCCATCAATCACTTGCACACCGGCCAGCACCATTGGCCCCGTCGTGGCCACCAACACCGATTGCTTGGTGTCCAGCCGGTTGATTGCATTGCTGACCGAGTCGTCGACGTATTTGCGTGTCGCCAGGACCACGGCCGGGTCAATGGTCAGCACGATATTACTTGCGCTGCTCACCACAAAATTCATGCGCAGCGTTTGCGTGCGCCCTGAGCCTTGGGAGAGCTTTGGCTTGAAGCTAGGGGCACAGTTGGCAATGGCCACCAGGTCACCGTCTGCATCAAACAGCCCCAGCTCCCGCACCCAGAAACCGCCCTCGTCGGCGGGTATCACCTGCTCGGCGACCAAGATGGCCGGGTTAGCAGGATCGGGCGCCAGTGAGTTCAAAGGAGCGCGGCGCCGCTCGTTGATCAGTACCTTTTGCATGCGGTCTGGCAATGGATCGAGGCCATTGGCATCACCCACCGCCATGTGGGTGATTTTCCACGTCAGCAAACCTGCATCGGCCTTGACCTGCTTGGCCTCCCCGGCCGCAGTCAGGATGGCGTAGAACTTTGAATTGGCATCAATCATGGATATACGTCCAAAAAGTCTATGGAATGTTCGCGGGCAGATACCCCGGTAACGCAGTCAACCGAGATAACGCCGCTTGAAGGCGGGTAAATATCCAGCGCGTCAATGGAATGCTCACGCCCTGCGCCGCCGATAACGCCTGTGACTTCAATGTCCTGCAATACGGGCGGATAAACATCAATCTCGTCGCCGTCATACACACCGGCAAACACGTTGATGCCACCGGTGGTTTCCAGGCTGATGGCCAGCCCCGTCAGTTTTCGGCTGACGGGCTTGGCGTCATCAATCAGCCGCTCCAGCTCCTGATACATTTCCTCGGTGATACCGGTGTCCAACACACCAACCTTCAGCGCAAAGGTGCCTGGCACCCCTTCGGGCCTCATGTTGAACCACTCGATAATCTCGATCAGGTAGCCCAGGGGCTCGACCACGCGGCGCAGCGCGCCAATGGTCCCCTTGTGGGCATGGATGTAGTAAGAGGCCTTAATGGCCGCCCGCTTGACCGCCTCGGGCCATCGGTAGTCCCAGCGATCCACCGACCACGCCCAGGCCAGGTGCGGCAGCAAATGCACCGGGCAGGTATCCGCGTTGTAGAGGTCGCGCAGCGGGACAATCGTTTTCTCAAAAAACGTCGCCTCCATGGCGCGTTCCAGTTGCGTGCTGTTGATCGGCAGAAAGCTTTTCATGTCAGCCCGCCAGCGTCACGGTGTAGCCCGTGCAGTACGCCGCCTGTGCCTTGGTCGGGGCCAAGTCCTGCCAGCCGACCAGCTCAACCCGAGAAACGCCGGCAACGTGCAGTTGAGCGTCTACGCCTGAGCGTGCCACCTCAATGCCCAGCCGTTTACGCGGGTTGATCCAGGCCGCCAACCGGCTTTTTGCCTCGGCCAAACTGGCGTCAGCTTCGGGGCCGGCGCCGGTCATGTGCAGAATTGCCTGAATTTGGTAAGGGATCACCTGGGCGCTCTGCACGGTCACCCGATCACACACCGGCCGCACATTGTCGTCATTCAGTGCAGCGGCTACCGTGGCCAGCAGCTCCGGCGGCGCCACGCCCTGCCCCTCCAAACCCAGCACCGTGACAGTGACGTAACAAGGCGCCGGGCTTTCGGCCGTGGCATGCGCTACCAACCCCGAGGCGTTACGCGCATGCAGGATGTAGCTGTTTCGCGGGCCAGCCGTAGTCAACCCCTCATAGGCCAACTGGATGCGCTCACGAAACGGGTCGTCATCCTCCATGACCTCAGGCACCGGTGGCACCGCCAGCAGATCCTCGGCCTGAATGACCAGGCGCTTTAGATTGACGTTGGCCCCCAGGTGATCGAGGTCGCCGCGTATTGCGTGTGCCAGCAATACCGCTTTGCCAGCGTCATTAACCCGGGCACGGTTGCCAACCTTGATGTACGCGCCAACCTCCAGCACCTTGACCACCGGATCGCTTTCAAGCGCGGCAGTCCAGTTGCCGCCCATATAACCGCGAAACACCGCCAGCCCTTCCTGATAAACCTCTTCGAAGTCCAGCGGCTCCAACACGGTCGGCGCCGGCAACGACGACAGATCCACGATACTCATACGGCCACCTCCAGCGTGACGCCATCGCCCAAGTACTGCCCGACGACTTTCAGGTTGATTTGCCCGCCGACAACGGAAATGACTCGCACCTGATCCAGTTTCAAGCGCGGCTCAAAGCGCCCCAAGGCGCGAGCGACCTCGGCCTGTACCGCGCTTTTCCAGCCTTCATTAACGGGCAAGTCAACAAACCGCCGGAGATGGCTGCCGTACTCCGGCCGATGCCGGCGACTGCCCAATGGCGTGCCCAAAATATCGGGAACGCTTTGGCGCAAATGCGCGATGCCGGAAATGGGCAGGCCGGTGTGGCGGTCCATTCCGATCATTGGATTACTCCTGCAATTGCTCCAGCTCTGGATGCGCTTTCAAAAACGCATATTGATCATCGCCGCAAGCGGTAACACGAGTGGCAACCACTGGCAGCTGACTGCCGCTTGGCATGATCAAGGTGCGCGAGGTAAAAACCTTGTCGCGAAAAACGCGGGCGGGGCCGATGGATTCAACCGAGCCAGCAGGAACAGGAAGAGCCACCGGCGCTGCTTTCAATTCCGGCACTGCAACAACTTCGCTGACGGCCGCAGATTCGCCGTCAACCCTTGACTTACTCATAAGGCAAACTCCAGATATGAAAAAGCCCACACTGGGTGGGCTGTTGTAAGTTGAAATTAATGCGTGTGGTGGTTGCTGTTGCCACCCGCATCAATGATCGCGCCGGCACTGGTGATGCCCTTCGTAACGTGTAACGCACCGTCGATGGTCACCGCCGCTTTCAGGTTGATGTTGCCGGTGGTCACATTCACGGCGCTGTCCGTGACGACCGCCTCGGTGCTGGCGACTTTGATGGTCACCATGCCGCTGGGCAGATTGATGCTGTAGCTCTTGGCCTGCCAGTCGTAAATCAGAGAGCCGCCATCATCAAACCGCCAAACTTCCACATGATCGCGGTTATCCGGCGGAGGGCCTGCATTACCATACAGACCGGGGATGAAGGTGCCTTGTGCCACATCACCGCTGGCACTGACCAATGTCCCCTGCTCGCCCAGAGACGGAGCCCTCCAATGCCTGGCCTTGCCGGCAGCGATGCTGTGCCAACGCACCCAAGCGCTAGTCCATTCGCCGTCCGAAACCCGACATACCGGCGGAGATGCAGCCAAGTCGACCGCCACCACAAAACAATCTTTGACCACTCCCGCGAGCATGCGGTCATGTTGAGCGCTGGCATAGCTGCTCATATGTCCGCCGCCGGCACAAAGTCCTCTTTGACATCGTTGTTAAACCCGAACAATAGCGAACCCTGGGGCTGATCAGGCCACGGCCATTCCTCGGGGCCGAGGTACACCTGCTGCGTCCACTCCACCAGCAGACCGTGTAACCATCCAGCACGGGCTGAGTCCAATCTTGCACGGCCTGGACGAACTCGGCCGGTTCGACTTCAAGCCCCCATGTCTGCGCCCGCAATAGAACGGCGAGCTGGGTAGCCAGATGCACCGCTTGCTGCTGATGACGAGGACTGATCGGGTCAACAATGATGCGTGCCTCAAACTTGCACACCAAAGTGGTTTCGCCAGTGCCGATATCTGCACCTGGCTCAATCTCAGCCAGTTCCAGGAACACCGCTGGCAACGAGACGCGGTCTTGAATGTTCGGCCAGACGCTTACAGCCTGAACCCCAGACAAATGGGTAGCCAGGTGTTGCTCAACGGCCTGGTACAACTGGTTCAGGCTAAAAGGTTCGTCAGCCATTACCCGCTCCTCTTGAGGTATTTCTGAATCTCAAAGTTGAGTTCCTGTCTCAGTATCTCCAGTAAGCGTTCATCGGCCTTTTGTACCCAGCTTTCAAAGTGGGGACGGGCTTGCTCCAATGACACTTTTGCCTTGGCCAACGGAAAGCGGCTGCCATGCTCGGCGACCCATCCTGAACTCGCGCCGCGACCGGGTGACACGGTGCTATCGGGATAGTCATCCGCGTTGAAATGCTTGCTCGCGGTACGAATCCAGATGTCGGCTTTGTCGCCGTAGACCTTTTTCAGAAAAGCGCCCTGGTAACGCCGCCCGGCGACCGAAACACCGGTACCGGTTTGCCTTGCGCGGCCGATCCGGCTGGATTCGATAGCGTTCAAACCGAACCACAGCTTGCCGCTCGCAGCCCCACCGGACACCGGGTAACTACGCAACCGCTGACGCACCGCCGCAACAGCAATGCGCTCCTGGCGACTGACCGCGCGGGCTATGTGCGTGCGCAGCCAGCCCAACGTCTTGTTGATCGCTCGACGTTGCGCCGTGGCCGCCGCCTTGGGCACCACCTTGGCGAAGTCCTGAAACGCTTGCAGATCGGCGGCCGATGACTGGATGGAGATCATCCCGCCACCAGACGAGGGTTTGAAGTAGCTACCGATACTCATGGGCGTAACCTCAAGATCAAGGCAACCAGGCCGTCGCCGCTCGGTTCCAGCTGCAGCAAGTCGTAATCGCCGCCGCCGTCCAAGGCAGGCAAGTCGACGCTGACCAGCAGCCCGCGTTTCAAGCCTTCCGAATCGCTGACGCGGATCTCAAACCGAGGCTCACGCAAGCCGGTGTTGAGCTTGCCGAGCTTCGGCTGCAACCAAGGCGCGGCAAACATACCAAGCACCGGCTCTTCGCGGCCCTCAATCCGTGCGCTATCGCCCAGTGTTTCGAAGACCACCTCGTCGATGTCGTCAATCAGATCGCGGAAGGCCACGGTCACATTTCCAGCAGAATCTGCGCCAACGGCCGCGTGCAAATATGCAACGGGTTGGACTGCGCTTCCCCAGCTACCCCCTTGTTGAAGGGCAGCGGCTCGATCTTGCTGTAGTACGGAATGCCTTCGGTGTTGACCGTTTCCATGTAGTCGGCCGGCGCGAACGTCGAGATGTACAGATCTGGCACGCCTTCGGGAATCAACAATGCCTTGTCATCGTGGATGAAAGAAACACCGGCCACCTTGCCGCGATAGCGCTCCCAGACAATCCCGCCGAACTCGAAGCTTTCACGGGCATCGCCGCGCAGAGCAGCGGCTTGAATGGTGTTGAGGTACGTTAATTTTACCGATTCGTGGGAGACCAGCGAGTTCCAGAAGTTTTTCCCGCAGAGCGCACGGGAGCCGGAACTGGTGATACTACCCAGCGCGTCTTCCTGCAGATCGAGAGCCTCTCCGGCACGGACTCGCAGTTCTGTCTTAGGATCGTTCAACCCCATCGACAGCCTTTTGCGGGTGACGCCAAACGTCTTGTAGATATCCAGCAGAACAGTCTTACCGTCTGCATCAAGCACCTGACCGTTCAGAGCGCCCATGCGTTGAAATTCGTGAGTGGCGTCTAACTGGCGGCGTGCTTTTGCCAGGCGCTTGTTGACCACATCTTGCACCGCCTGCAGTTCACTTCGGGTACCGAAGGCGCGAATACCTTGAATCTCGTCTGCCTTGATAGTGAAGCGCTGTGGCAAGTGCACGGTGTTAAACGGGATCATGTGACGCTTGGATCCAGCCACTACCAGGCCCGAGGTACCACGCTCGCCGGCTGGCACCAGCGCAAGGGTGTCGCCGTCTTTCTCGATCTGCACTGTCAGCGTGCTGATGCCCTCTTCGCGGAACAGGCCAAGACTGCTGATGCGGCCCGGCAGGTATTCCTGCTCATTGATTGCAGCGGTCAGCGAGGAGACGCTGAATGCATCGTCTTCAAAAATGGCGATATCGGCCATGGGGTATTCTCCAGAAACGAAAAATCCCGCACTCGGCGGGATGAATAAATGAGGTGAACGTCTTAACGGACGATCACGAAATGAGCGGCCAGGGCCTTTTCGGCTGCGGGGTCGAGGCCGGTCAAATGGACTTCGCTGACTTCGGCCTGACGCACGATGGCGCGGCCGCGACGAACCACATCAGACTGCCCCAGCGGGCCGTAGAGGATCGCGATGGCGTTTTCAGATCCGTCCTCAGCTGTCGGCTGATAGGGTGCAAACTCGCCCGTAGCGGTCACCAGCCCAAGGATCTGGCCCGGCTCCAACGCCGGCCCGGCGGCGACGTTGATCGCTTCGCGTGAGATGGTGCCGGGGCCTTCGGAAAGCAGGAACTCGCCCGCGTGCATCGATTCGATTTTCATGTTCTTACTCCTTTCGAGGTTCCGTTCTGCGCTGCCTGCCGGCTTGCCCAGATTGAATTACTGTCGACCTGTTTGGCCTTTACGGTGGGTGCAGGATCATTGTCCAGCGGCAGGCTGTTGTTGATTTCAAAACCGCCACCGCTGCCTACCAGCTTGTCAAACAGGCGCGCTCTGACTGCAGCTTCATCCAGGCCAGCGGCTAGGAACTCGCCGGTCAGTTCCGGCAATCGTGCCGCGACACAGAGGCCGTGCAGTGCTTTCGCTTTGGTCAGCGCCGCCGTGACTACCGCTTCGCTTTCCAGCTTCGTCGAAGCGAGTATCGGGTCCACCAGGTTGCTGATGCCTGCCGCCGCACAACCCTTGGTGACCATCAACGCCAATCCGGCCGCGTCCAGTACGGGAGCTGGATCCGGAAGGTTTACAGGATCAGTCGGCTCAACATCCGGCTCTTCGTCCAACTGGGCCAGCAATTCAGCCGGTGCATTCTGGAAGCGCTGCAACACGCTGCCCTGACCGAGGCAGGCTTTCACCTTCAGCCCGTCGCCCACTTCATCGGCCAAGCCCAAAGCCACTGCTTCGTTGGCCGTAAGCCAGGTTTCGGCGTTGACCATGCGCCGCAGCTCGACCTCGTCGATGTCCGGCGCTTTGGACTTGTAGGCCGCAATAATCGCTTCCAGCGTCTGGTCCAGCACGTCGGCGACACGCCGGAAGTCCTCGGCATCACCACCGGTAAAGGTATAGGGGTTGTGGATCATCAACATTGCATTGGCTGCGATCACCACTCGGTGAGCGCCGCACACTGCGACACTGGCCGCGCTCGCCGCCAGGGCATCAATGCGCCCGGTACAGCGCTCGCCCAGTCGCGACAATGCGTTATGGATCGCCAAGCCGTCGAACAGATCGCCGCCGATGCTGTTGAACGCAACGGTCACAGGCGATACCCCGTCATCCATGGCGCGCAGATCCTGCACGAACTGATTGGCGGTAACGCCCCAGGCGCCGATCTCGCCGTAAACAAAGATCTCGATGCTGCGTTGCTCAGCCTCTCCGCTGGCCTGGAAGGTATACCAGCTCTTATCGGCGACCTTGACCTGCTTACCGGCCTTGTCATAAACGCGGGGTTTCGTTTTTTTGCTCATGGTTGTTCCTTGTCATCGATTACCTCGATGGCTTCAAGAGTCGAATAGTTGAGTCCAAGGTCCGTGGCCCTGGCGAGATCAGCGGCGTTTTCCGTGTCGACCGTTTCCGCGTCGTAGCCGGTACGCAGCACCATCTCGCTACGCGAGGCAAAGCCCGCTCGTACTTCCATCTGCCGCGCCTGTACGTCCTGCACCGGCTGAATGTAGGCCCAGCCTTGAGGCACCCAACGTGTACGCAGGTATTCCCGCCGACGTTGCGCGTAGTCCTCCAGCACCAGTGCGCCGGACAGCACTGCCATGTCCATCCAGGCGGCACGCACCGGGCGACAGAGCTGATGCACGTACACGCCGAATTGCAGCTGCTCCAGGCGTCGCCGGAACTCGTTGAGCACCACCCGCAGTGCCCGGTCGTTGACCTCGCGCATATCACCGGTAAGGATCTCGTACGGCGTGCCCGAACCCGCCGCCGCCGCCATCAGTTGCTGCCGCATGAAGTCCGGGTAGTTGTTGCCGGCGTCCGGTGGCTTGGAGAATTCCACCTCTTCACCTGGTCCCAGCTCCTGCATGGTGCCAGGCTCCAGCGCGACCATTGGGGTGAAGCCGTCGCGGTCTGTGACCAGCAGCTCTCCGGTCACCGGGTTGCGCGCTTGCGGTCCGGCCTCAGGTGCAGGACGCTTGATGAAGCCGGCAAAGAGGTTCGCTACCTCCTGGCGGAACAACACCGCGTCATCGTAGTTATCCAGACTTCGCAAGCGTTTCAACACCGGGGACAAGCGTGGTACACCGCGCAGTTGCCCTGGCTCCATCGGTTCGAAGATATGCAGCACCTGTGCCGCCGGCACGCGCACCAACTGGTTGTACCCGGAGTTGAACGACGAGGAATCGCGTGGATGCGAGAGGTACATCCAATACGCCACGCGCTTGCCGGCCGGGTTGAACTCGATCCCGGCGCGAATCACGTTGCCGTTTTTGGCCGTTTCGAACTTGTCGTGCGGGACAAACTCTGGGGCCAGCGCCTGCAGCTGCAGCGGCACCGCTAAGCCCTCACTGAGGCTGCGCGGCCGCAACCGCACGAAGCACTCACCGGCCGTTTCAACGGTGCGCGCTACCAGGGCCTGCATGCCGTAGAAGTCGGTCAGCTCATCGGCGTCAGCTTCGTCAACCCAGTCGTCCCACAACTGCTGCTGGAGTTTGCGCAGTGCCGCGTCATCCGTGGTCGGCCTGGGCGTGATGCCGGTGCCGATCAGGTTGCTGACGCGCTTGTCGATGACATTGAAGGCGTACGGGTCATTGCGCACCGCCGCCCGTGAACGCGCCCGCAAGTTACGCAGGGCCGGAGTGTTGATGCTGTTGATGCCGTTGTCGGTGGCTTCCCAACTGGCCGAGCGTCGGCCCTCACCCGCGCCTTCGTAACTGGCCTTGATGTTCGACGGCAGCAAGAATCCATTACGGGTCAGCGTCGGATAGTGTCGTGCCATTAGAGTCCTCTGCCTCCATGCATGAGGCGAACCACACGAGAGCGAGGTCCGGCAGCGTTGGTCAGTGACGTGCGGATCTCGTCGCGGGCCTTGAGCAGTTCGTCGATGGATCGGTATTCCACCGTGCGGTCGCTGTAGCGCACGGTTTTTTCACCGCGTGCGATGGCGCGCTCGATGGCTTCGAGGTGCTTCGGAGTAAACGACATATCAGCGTCTCTTCAGGTAACCGCTGGTGGAGCTGCGGCGTTGTGGGGGTGCAGCGGGTCGCGGTTGGGCGACAGGGGCAACGGGATGCGGCGTCACTTGCGGTGTCGCGGGAGCCTGCTCTGCAACCGTGATACGTTCGGCGGCGACCACCTTTTCATCGAACAAACCGGCCTGGGCCAACGAGTTACGTACCCGGTCCCAGTCATGCTCCTGATACCGGTTGATTCCGAGGTAATGCGCCATCGCCAGGCAATACACCATCAGGTCGAGAGCTTCGTTGCGCTCGGCCTTGCCCTTAATCCACTCGATGCGCTTGTGACCCCGCACGTACTTGGCGACCTTGCGCTCGGCCACGCACTGGGCGAAGAACTCGTCCGGCAGATCGTTGGCAAAGTGCAGCGCGCCTGGGCCGGACTCGAATGGATAGCGGTTGTAGATCCAGTCCTTTGCTGTGTCGGTACCGACAAACCACAGCTCGGCGCCGCCGCGTTCGGTCTGGCCCTTCCAGGTCACATCCACCATGGACGGCCGCTGAGCGATCACCGGCTTACCGGGCTTGCTCGCGCCCTTGATGGCGAAGATGTTGCGCCAGCGCCGCACGCGGCAGAACTGGTAGACCTCGTCGGTGTGGTGACCACCGGAGTCGACCGCAACCGCGAGAATGCCCAAGCCGACACCGCACGGATGCCGGTACCGCTCCTTCAGTAGCTCATCCAGCACCGCCCAGGTGCGTTCGTCCGAGGGGTCGCCCGCGATCACACGGTGGTCGATCACCCAGCGTTCCATGCCCACGCCCCAGCCCATCGCCATGAACTCCAGACGGTCGGCCTGGACGTCGACAGCGCCCGTGATCATCATCACGGCGGCGGGCATAGCACCGAGGGAGAACTCTTCTTTACGAGCCCGCTCGATCAGCACCGAAGCCTTAGTCTGCTCTTGCGCGCTGTCCCACACCTTAGCGAGACGAGTGTTGTAGAACACCTGCATGGGCTCAAGGTCGCCTTTGGCCTGCGCCTTTTTCGCCTTCTCGAATTGCTTCGCCAGCGACTTCCAGCCCGTCCATCCCAACGGTGAATACAGTGCGTTGAGGTGGAAGCCGACGGTCTCTCCATCGCCCTTGGCATGGGCACGCCACTCACCACGAGCGAGCATGTCGCCCTTGTGATGCTCCTCGATCAGCACGTCGCAGTCAGGCGCAGCGCACTCGTAATGCACTACGCTGAAGTCCTGGGAGTAATGCAGCCGTTCCCACTCCAGGGTTTGCATGTGCCCGCACGTCGGACACGGCACGTAGTAGTAACGCTGATCGCTGCCCTCGAACAGATCATCGATGCGCGAGGCGCCCTTGATCGTCGGCGAACTGGAGAAGTAGAACTTGGCATTGCGCCCGAAGGTACTGCCCCGCGTTTCCGCCAATTCGATGGGGTCGCCCTCTTCACCTACGTCGACTTCCCAGCGGTCAATCTCATCGCCGTACACGTAGCGCGCCGACAGCTCGGCCAAGTTGGCCGCAGAGCCAGCTGTGGTAACGTACAGCGAGCCGCCTTCAAACTCCTTGGTGTCCATGGTGTTGCGCGAGTCCCGCGAGCGGCTCGCCGCCACACGTTCGCGCAACACGGGGTGGCCTTGATCGTCTTACCGATACGCGAAGACACCCGCTTTGCCAGACCCAGGCTGGGCAGCAGCGTGAGGATGTTCGACGGCACCATGTGGATCAACGCACCGATCCAGTTCAAGGCGATCTGGGTTTTCATCAGTTGCGAGGCAACCATGGTGACCACACGCTTGCACGGGTGAGCCGGTGACAGGCAGCGCATCGGCTCGCGTGCGTAGGGTGTTCGCCCGGTGCGATATTTCCCTGGCTCGGCGGCGCCTGTATCACGCGGAATGCGCATGTACTCGTCGGCCCACTCGTCCACCCAGAGGCTGGGGTCTGGACGCAGCCCACGGAAATACGCCTCACGGTACACCTCAGCGCCGTCAGGTTTTTCCGTTTGCATGGTTTAACTCGTAGTGATCAGATCGCGTTCAAGATCAGCCGAAGACATGCGCTCGGCCTCTTCCAGGGACACCCGCAGCGCCTTGGTCAGGTGCTGCTCAATCTCCCAAGGGTCGGACATCGCCGCCAGTTCGGGCGCTAGTTGCGGGGGCATGCTGAGCAACTGATCGCGCAGCATGCGTCCGGCGTTGTAAGCCCCGGTAGTGACCGCTTTCATATCCACCAGCGAGCCCTGCACCTTGTGAAACTCGGCTTCGGCCAACTGGGCCAGGTAGTACTCGCGGTGCGCGCGGGCCTTCTGGAAGTCGGGTTGCCCGCTCTTCGCGCCAGCAGGCTGCGGCGGCGCAGCCGTGTTAGTCGGCTCGACCATGGGGGACAATTGGCTGTAAACGTCACGCTGGAGCCGGTCTTGTTGGTGTCGAGCCGCGACGGCGGCCTTGCTGGGGTCGGCGGTTTCAAGGATCAGCGCTTCCGTTGCCAGCACGTCTACCTTCTTGCCATCCGGCGACAGCACCAGGCGGTTGTTGTCTTTCAGCCAGGTGATGTAGCTCGGCGTCCTGCCGATGCGAACCGCGAAAGCGCTTTTAGACAGGAACAGTGGATCTGTCATAAGCCCTCCTTTTCAACGGCTTTTCAATGGAAACCTTTCAATTTCAATGGATTGAATTTCAGTAAGCTGGTGGGCCTGCCGCTAACGCTTTCCCGCGGGTTTCATGCCCCGTGTCCCTCGAATGCCACCAGGGTCCCCGGCGACTTTCGGCGCACCATTTTAACGCACCCCGCTACAGCCCACGTATTCCGTGGCCTTCAGCGCATCATGCCTGACCGCTGCCCGAGGGCGGCACATCGCACACGCCCAACCGCTTGGCGGCCCAGCGTTCATACAGCCCGATGGCGACATCGCGCCGGCCATCGCGGTGAGGCATCCGATGCTCCCTGCCGCCAGGACCGACATGCCCGAAGCGTGCAGCAACATCATGGTGGAAAGCCCGCAGACCACGCAGGCCCCGGACCGAAGGAGCAAGCGGCGAATCAAGGACCAGCCACTTACCCCCGCTTTATCGGCCCGCCATGCCTCGCCAGATATGCCGCCGACCAGGGACAGCACGATCACCATCCAGATCGGCATATCAATAAGCGCTTGCTGCTCGTTCGTCATCGCCCTACCCCATAAACGCAAAAACCCGGCGCGATGGCCGGGTTCAGTGTGGTGGTGTGTCCCGCTGCTTGCGGTCGCACCTATCGAAGATGGGTACTTTTTACAGGTGGATTCCGGTGGCAGCAAGGGAGTTTTAATGCCATGGCGCAATACGGGTGCAATACAGGTATGACGCAGGTGCAACGCAGGGATAACGCACTTAATCGGCTATCGCTTCTGATGCCCTGTCTTACTTGTCCCACTATTCTGGATCGAAGTAGGACAGCTACAGGCGCCTAAATACGGGGCTCTGCCCTACTGTCCTACCTTTTTTACTTTTGTCTTGTGTATAGAGAGAAAGTTAAAAGCACGCGTGCGCGCCATGGGCGCGACTACTTGCCCGCTATGCTCACGTGTGCGTGGGGCGGGTAAAGGTTGGACAGTAGGACAGCCCAGCAACGGCGCGGCCTGCGCCTGTCCAACTGCGCCAAATGGCAGTCGGACAAAGCAGGACAGTAGGACAGAGGCACGCGGAGTGATGCCGAGGATCATGCAGCCTTCCCCATCAGCATCCCTGCGATGTGCAGGTGTGCCTCATGGAGCCGCTGGTAATAGGTATCCCGACTGCATCCACAGTGGGTGTACTTCTGCGACAGAAAGCTTTCGTGGTTGCAGTAGTGCTCGCGTACGACAAGCGACAGCTGCGGCGGCAAGTGCTTGTTGACGATCAGCTCAATGTCGGCCGATTCATCCAGCAGCACCCGACTACCCCGCGTGCCACGTATCAACTCTCCTTTGCACTCCATCAGCATGGCGATCATGTTGCCGCCACTCGGCCCGCCAGCACCGTCCGGCACAGGCGAATGCAGATCCTGCGCCCAGAGTTTGAGAATCTCGTCGATTCGCTTAATCATCGAAGCAAGGCTCCTCGATAACCGCCTGCTGCAACGCAGACGCACGCCCCCAGCCCGCAGGCTTTTCATAGGCCCATGGCCGCACTCCGCTTTTTGGCAGCGCGGGCATACGCCGCTTGCGCCATCCCAGCCGGTGCATGATCGCCCCGACCCGCATCTGCTCGGGTTTGCCCCAATGTCCGAAGTCCAGCTTCAGCGCCTGGGTCAGGATCTCGTTGCCGGTAGCGGTCTCCCCGATCTGCGATTCTTCCATCCAGGCCAGGATCGGCCCTTCCCATTCATCCACCACAAAGCGCTCGTCTTGAGCCTCGGCGAACATCTTGGATTCGTCCTTGTTCACCCACCAGATATCGCCCGCCTCAAAGCAGAACAGCGCCTCAGCCCACAGCTGATCGCGGATCTCGCGCAGTTGCTCCAGATCGACCTTGTTGCAGAACACCGGCCAGTAGCGGCGGTTGCCCGTGGCGTCCTTGAGGTACTCCTCTTGGTTGGTGGTGCCCACGAAAACACACTGGCGTGGCACGTCATTCGTTCTGCGGCCGTAGCTCTCGCGGTAGGTGTCGGTGGACGCAGAGAAGAACTGTTTGGCCTTGGTGCTTTCAGCCTTGTTGAAACTGTCCAGTTCCCCCAGTTCGACGATCCATTTGCCGCGAATCGCCTGGAAGCTGTCCTTGTCGCCGAGGGCAAAGGGCGTGTCCATGAACCACTCGCCACCGAGCACGTCCATGGCCGTGGACTTACCGGCGCCCTGCCCGCCTTCGAGGATCATCACCGAGTCTGCCTTGCAGCCTGGACGCATCACACGGGCAACCGCTGAGATGAGCCAACGCTTACCGACTTTGGCCGAGTACTCACTGGCCTGGACGCCCAGCACGTCGGTCAGCCAGGTTTCAATGCGTGGCACGCGATCCCACTCAAGCTTCTCCAGGTACTCTCGCACCGGGTGAAAGGCGTGGTCGTGGGCAACGACGCTGACCGCCTCAATGACATGGGACGCTTTGACCCGCAGGTTGTATTGCTGCGCGAGCCACTTCATTACTCGCATGTCGTCAATGTCGGCCCAGTCGCCGGCACCGCCACCGAAGGGCGCAGACCGCAGCTTGACGATCTTGGAGCTGAACACGCTGTAGCCGATGACACCGGCCCAGCGTTCGTCATTGCCCAGGATCAGTTCAACGTTTTGCATGTGCGCGATCAGGGAGCCGTTTTCGGTGCGGGCCAGTTGGTCTTTCCAACCACCCGATGCAGGAGGCTTGACCACCGCAAGCACCTGGCGGCGGACGGCCTCCAACCCCTCGGCGACGTGCAGGTCGTTAAAGTCGGTCCACTTGATCTCACGCTCGCCGGAAAACACCGGGGCAACGACTTGACCGCCGACAACCAGCGCGGCGTTGTTGGCCTTCTCTTCGCCTGGGTTCCAAGGGTCACCGTTGGGGCGCTTGGTTTTCCAGTCGTCATCGCGACAGATGATCAGCGGGCAGCCGGGGAAGCGCTCGCGCATGGCCTTGGAGACTGGCAGTAAGTTTCCCGCGTCGAAGGCGATAGCAACAGTGAGCGACGTCGCCATGTGCAGGCTTGCGCCCGTGGCGTAGCCCTCACACACCAGCACCGGTTCGCCTGGCTCTGGATGGGGACCGATCAGGTGGAAAGCGCCCTCTTTTGACATACCGGGCGGCCAGTACTGCTTATCCCGCCCAGTGTCCTCTTGCTTGGCTGGGAAAATCACCTGCAGGCCGACGATCTGGTCACGGACGTTGCACATGGGCACCAAAAATGCGCCAGTACGTGGCGCATAGCGAACCTTGAAGCCAACGATCTGCTTTCGATCCAGATAGGGGCTCTTACCCTTTTCGGGCATGCGCTTGAACAGACCGGCAGCACGGTTGGCCGCTCGGCGTGATGCGTTGGCCGCGATCTCGGCAGCCTTACGCTTGGCATCTTCCTGGCGAGCGCGCATAACTTCGCGCTCCTCGGGGCTCATGCGTCCGGGCTTGACCTTGATCTTTTGAGTGTCGCCAGAACGCCAGTCACCGAAGCTGCCGAAGATCAGCGTCTCGTTTTTTTCAGTGCGGTGTTCGTGGATGACGTACCAGCCGTTTTTCTCTTTGCCTTTATCCTGGGTGGTTTTGCAGCGGGTGAGCTTGCCGAATACCAAGGGTTGAGCGGGTTCAAGACCATAGTCCGCGAACTGATTGATCACATCATCGAGCATAACGGGCAGCCCTCTGATCATCAGCGGTCTTGCATTCAATGCAGAGCGTGCAACCGGGCTGTGCCAAACGACGGGCCTCTGGGATTGGGCCGTCGCATTCGTCACAGAACATCAGGGAATGCTGAGCCGTGTTGGACATCAGCGCCAGGCGTGCAGCAACGGCCTGGTCAATGCGCTCTTGCACCAGGTCATTCGCGAAGTCAGCGATATCAGCCACGTTCCACCCCACAAGTCGTCTGGTTGACGTAGCGGGCGCGGTTGTACATGCCCAACAACCCCTGAATGCCTCGAAACACCAACTGGCGTATCTCAGCCAGCTCACGGTCATCGACCTTGCCGTCGCCAATGTGCTTGGCCCAGGTTTCGGACAAATCGGCGACCTGCCGGAAAAACATGGCGATACCCGTGGTCAGGGTCTCAGGCATGTCGTTGGTGTACGTCTCAGCCAGTTCCTGCCAGATCGTGTCGCCGACAAGCGCGTGCACCGCATCGAGAATGCGCCGGTCCTTGGTCAGTTCGAGGATCTCGCCGAACTCCTGGATGTTGACGGTGTGCGAGGGATGGGTGGGAGACAACTTGTGTTGCAGCGTGGTGGCATTGCGGCCGGTGGTGGCGGCGATTGCTGCGGCACCGCCGGGATAGTCCCGTGCGGCGTGGTACAAGGCTAATTCGAGCGTCAGTACTTCCTTTTGCGCTCGATCAACACAGCTTAAAGCTACTCGGCTCATGGCATTAATCCTACTAAGTTGCCAGTGCCCCGCGACGTGTAGTGGTGATACATTTGCCGCGTGGCTTGAAAGGGCCCAAACGCCGGCTAGATCTTAGGGATCGAAACCGGCACCGTGCCGAGGCGAACAATCCGTTGCTCACCTCTGGCGCAACAGCTGCCTAATCTGTGGTGGAAAAGGCAGCAACCCAAGACATCCGTGTCTTGACAGCGCGATAAAGGGAGGTGGTTTGCATGTGGTGTGCCCTCCTACCTTCGTCGCGACCCGACAGCACTGTGGTGGTGTGTGCCGGGAGGAACTGGGCGGCCTTTGGGTCGCCTTTTTTCTATGCAGCCTTTTCCGTGCAAGGACTCTCAACAACACCGAAATGCTCCAACACTTCAGCAAGGGACACAGCCCCTTCACTTTCACGCGCCAAAGACTTTATTAGCGATACGCTAGGATCCTTGCTCGCATATTTAACGTGAAGGCGAAGGTAGCTCACAGCAATGCTGCAACGGCCTGCATAAGCCTTGAGCGACTCAGGGTCCAAACGGTTGATGTAATCACGCAGTCTCATATGGTGTACCTCCTAGAAGCGAATTTAACCACAAAGGTTAACTTATGCAATACCCAAAAGGACATTCACCTGATAGGTTAACCTTGTCAGAATCTGATCATGAAAATTTCTGATACTCGCCTACAAAATTTCCGCAGAGTCATAGCCGAGAAGAAGCTCCGCCTGACCGATATTGCCGAGCGCTTGGGAAAAGCTCCCGCTCAGGTCAGTGCCTTTGGAGGGAAAAATCCAACCAAAGGGATCGGGGACCAAATTGCCAGAGAACTCGAGAAAGCGCTGGGCTTACACGACGGTTATCTCGACATGCCTTACGGGATTGGAGAGTTCAATAACGCAACGGTCTTAAGTCATACAGGTAGGAAGCTGCCAGTGATTGGCTCGATAGCAGCAGGCTCTTGGTGCGAAGCGCATGAAAGCTTCGATCCCAGAGATGCAGAGGAATGGATTGACGCACCAGGACCTGTTGGACCTAGGGCTTTTATTCTCCGAGTGGAAGGTATGAGCATGGAACCAAAATTTGTCGAGGGTGACATGATCGTGATTGACCCGTCACTCGAAGCGTTTCCAGGCCATTTTGTTGCTGCGAAAAGAACGAGGGATCAAGCAGCCACCTTGAAACAATTAAAGCAAGAAGGTGACGAGCAATATCTGTTTGCTGTGAATCCTGACTGGCCTGAACGAATTATTCGCATGACGGAAGAATGGTCAATATGTGGAAGGGCACGCTGGAAAATATCTAATCTTTAACGCGCTTACACCAACCCGGCTAAAATTATTAAACACAACACTGGAAGACTTATGGAAGAGAATGACTTTGAACCGGAGGAGTTCGAAACAATTAATGACGACGAGCTAGATCCATACTCAGGCTATGAGTATCGGGACTTTGAATTAGATCCTGAAAAGCCGTTAGTTCTACTTCTCGGCAGCGTCGGAGGAGAAGGATCACTAAACCTTCTAACGACGACAAAACGTCAATACAAAAAAAAGATGCTGAATTCTAATCCCGCAAACTGGGAAACCATACTGCATTTTTTCTTGCAATATGAGATAAACTCAGTAATTGTGAAAATTACAGACCCTGTCTTTCACTGTCTATACGACGAATCATACGACGATATTAAAGTTGAGCTTTTTTCAAGAATAGCAAAATGCCGGCACATAGCTTTCGTTCAGGAGCACACGCTTAAAAGAGTAAATATACCCGGTATAGAAATGGTCAATAGCCGCCTTCCTCAAGAAATGGCCCGCTACGGTCTGGAGTGGTTTGAGGAAATAGGTTTAGACATCACGCCCTACAATCGCACAGCTGAAATGAATGTTTTATCTGAAAATTTTTTAGTAGAAACTGAAAAAAATCTAATTTTCCGTATGTACATTCCAAAGCGAAGAATTTGGTCTGAACAAACTGAGAAACTTCTGCAGCTGTTCAAGGACTATCTCGGCCGAGTATCTAACATAAAAACTAGGCTGGACCAACGTTCAACAGACGATGGTACCGTATATGAGTTCCATGGAGAAGAAGAACACTCAGAAAGCAGCATGCAGGAAAAGTTTAACGATTTCTCTTCACTAATGGACCTTTGTGCTAACGACATCACTGCTGCCGAAGCCTTATTGAAAAGTAGGGAAGTTAACGAACAAGAGCTTAACTCGATACTGACGAAATTTTCAAAAGAAGCTAAAAGGCTAAAGCTCGACATCAAACATGAGGGCGAAACAAAGCTTCTAAGCCTTCGTCACAGAATGGAGTCCGAGCTAACCGACATAATTCATAGTCCACAAGAACAAGAATACATACAACGCATAATAAACTCCATAGTCCCTCCTTTAATCCATTCAACATTGAAATCCCCACTAGGCACATCTTTCCCTTCAGTACTAAATGGTATTCCACAAAATACCGGAGCTACCCATATTAGCTCTCAGGTCATTAACATTGCGAGTATCGCTATTTCTCAGGAAATCAGGGGAAATAAGCAATTGACGGAAGAAGATTTAAAGCTCATCGAGTTAATTGAGCAATACGGCGGAAAATCTAAGACTCAACTGGAGTCTGCAGTGCATGAACTCGCTGATGCCGGAATCCCGGAGCCAGAAAGACTCGGAGCTAAACAGAAGCTCAAGAGGTTTCTCTATTACGTAAGCTCGAAAGCCACTGATGTAGGTCTGGGCGTGCTTCAGACCTATATTGAGAAAAAGCTCGGGATTTAACCTCAAAGGTTGTTTTTTCTTGCAATGTTAATCTCATGGGTTAATATTTGCCTCACTCTCCCACCACAGAGCGAGGCAACACCATGCACACCACAGCTACACTGCACGTCCACCCGGCCGCTGCGAACCCCTCCCTCATCTTTGAAATTCGCCGCCTAGCGCAAGACATTGGCTGCAAGTTCGTAGCGTTCAAACCCAAGCTGAAAGAACGCAACGCGCCCTGCCCATCCGATCCAAACGGCGGAGGGCACGCGGCATGAGCAAGTACAAACTCGACAACCGCACCCTGACCCTGCTCAAGGCCCAAGTAAACCTAACCGAAACCTTCAACCACCTGCTGCGTGCCGAAGTTCAGCGTGAGGCCCTAGCCTTCCGCCTGAAAGTCGAGCGCCGCAAAGCCGACACGCACTTCACTATTGAGTTGGGCTGCGAACGCCACACGCTGACCCTGACCAATAGTAAGAAGATGCACCTTAAGCTTGCGGACTTCATTGAAGAGATCGTCAACGGGCCAACCAGCCCAACCGATCCGTCGTCTTTGCCGCACTCAGATCGCCGCTACGGCGTATTCGAGACTGAACACAAGCAACGTGTGTTCGACCTAGTAAAAACCGGCGGCGCGCTCAGCCTCGATATGGGCTTTGAGCAACCGATCAATTTGGCAATCCATCGCAACAAGACCCGCACTGGCATTACCACCATCATGAGCATCGGCGTCAGGAAGCCACGTACCAAGTGCTTCACGGTGTATGGCAGTGACGTGGAGATCTACTCCATGGTGGCCGAGTCCATCACTCACCTGGCAGCCGTGGCGACTCCAGCCGCGCATGCAGCCTAGGAGGCGGAGATGGAACGTAGCCTGGTTAAAGCCGCCAAGTACTTCGGCCTCACCCGGCCCAAACTGATTGCGCTTATGCGTGATAAGGGCTTGCTCACTGACCGCAACCTCCCGGCGTTCCCTGTACGTGACCGAGAGTACCTGCGGATCAAGAACGGCAACTGGTACCACGAGACGGCCGGAATGCAATACAGCCAGTCGACGAAGGTCCGGCAAGCCGGTATGCCCTGGCTGGCAAGTCAGCTGGGCCTCGAACTGCCAGCCATCCCGGCAGATAACCGTGACGTGGCCTAGGGAGTACGCCCGCCAGATCGTCGCCATGCACACACGCGAGGAGCGCAATGCCGCGCTCCTCGAAGTGCCGGAGCATCTGCGGGAGCTGACTAAACGCCACTGCCTAAATGCCTGGAACCACCCCTCACGACTCAAACGCAAGGAGCAGCTGCCCATGAGCAACAACAGTCAAACACCGCTACGGCTGCAACCCGCGCCGGATAGCGCAACAGTCGAGATGCTGCATCAACTCTTCGGCGACGTGCTTATCCCCCTGGAAAAGCTGCGCGTGCATTACTTCAAGAACCTCAACGAGAAGACCTTCACCGAGGCGATCAACAGCGGGCGTATTCAACTGCCGGTGACAACCTTGGACCACAGCGTCAAGGCTATCCGGTATGCCCACATCAAACACGTCGCAGCACTGATCGACATCCGCGCTTACCGAGCGGACGAAGACATGCCCCGGCCACAAAACGATTCAACCGAGCAAGACCAGTAACCCAGACGGCTGCCACCACCAGCCACGAAACTACCAGGAGCACACCACATGACTGCAATTCAAATTTGCGCACTGATCAGCATCATAATCGCCGCCGGTATCCTCTATTGGGTCGGGTATCGAGGCGGCCTCACTGACGGCAAAAATGAGGGCTATGAAGAAGGCTATTCCGACGGCTACGTCTTGGGCCGGGACGAAGCTTCAGCCGCATACGCAGCCTCTATCAAAGAAATGTCAGATCAATGCATGCGAACTGAACTCCTATTGAGCCGGGAACCGCAAGACCGTTACACACTTCTCGCCATTGCCGAAAAGCTGAAGCTCGCCGCAGACACTTTCCGCGCCGTTAGATCCGAAAGCCAAGCAATTCAGGCACTTGCCCTACGAGAAAAAGCACTGAACATGGCTGCGCTGATGGATCGTTTCGAACTGAAGGGGGAAGCCGCATGAACTGGATCCTCACCTCCACTGGCAAGCGTTTTGATCTGTTCGAGCCCGACGCCGACATGATCGACCCACGGGACATCTCGCACTCGCTGGCCCACCTGTGCCGCTTCAACGGCCACACCCTCGAGTTCTACAGCGTGGCCCAACACAGCTGCATCGTCGCCGAGCAGGTGCCGGAAGAGTACAAGCTCGCGGCCTTGCTCCACGATGCCGCCGAGGCGTACGTGGGTGACATGACTCGGCCACTCAAGCAGTGGATTAGCGCTTACCAGCACTTCGAGGACTGCATCTGGTGGCGCATTTGCGAGCGGTTCGACATCGCTCCAGAACTCCCCGCCTGCATCTACAAGGCCGACTTGATTGCGCTGGCGACCGAACGCCGAGACCTCATGCCAACCGATCCGGCTATCTGGGATTGCTTGGTCGGCATCGAACCAATGGCCGAAACCATCCGCCCTTGGCCTGCAGCAGAAGCTCGACTCACCTATCACCAGCGCCTGATGGACCAACTCGCTATCGAACACCGGAGGAAAGCGGCATGAAGAACCACCAAGACAACACCAACGCCCTGCCCGCTTTGCTCCGCACAGCCAATGGTGGCGACACGCTAGAAACAAACAGTCTCTGCTGCGCAGCAGCAGGCATTACTGCTCCTTCCAGCGCCACTTCCGAGGCATTTGTACCCCACGAAAAGCTGCGCAGGGCAGCGCTCGCTGATGCAACGCTAAACGCTCAGGAACGCCCGCTCGCGCAGCCTGCCGTGGGGTATACGCATCATTCACGCACTAGAACTTTAGAAACCGAAATTTTCTCGGACGAAGAACTGGCCGACCTTACTGGATACAAGCAGCGAGCCCATCAACGGAGATGGCTCAACGACCGCAATTGGGTATTCGTTGAGAGCCGTGGTGGCCGCCCATTGGTCGGACGCATGTACGCTCGCATGAAGCTTGGCATGACCAATCCAACGTCTGCAGAGCAGAGCACGCCGCCGCCGCGACCAGCTTGGACACCTGACTTCTCCAGGGTGAACTGAGATGCGACCTCGAAACACTGAGAACAGGGACTTACCGCCGGGAATGGTGCGGAGAAAGCGCCCTCGCAAGAACGGTAAAGTGTGGGTTGGTTATTACTACAGAGACTCAACGGGTAAGGAAATCCCGCTTGGGGGAGACTTGAGCAAAGCCCGATTGAAGTGGGCAGAGCTTGAGTCCAAGGAAAAGCCAGCCGATCTGACGATGATGAAGGGGATCTTTGATCGATACGTTCGCGACGTCATTCCGAAAAAAGGCGAGCGTACCCAGAAGGATAACCTAGCCGAGCTCAAACAATTGCGGCCCATGTTTGACGGGGCGCCCATCGACTCAATCACACCAGCCAATATCGCCGGATACCGCGACGCCCGTACAGCCAAGGTACGGGCCAATAGGGAGATCGCCCTACTCTCCCACGTGTTCAACATGGCGCGGGAATGGGGCCTTACCGAGCGGGAGAATCCGTGCCAGGGCATCCGCAAGAACAAGGAAACGCCACGTGATTACTATGCCAACGCCGCGGTTTGGGATGCGGTCTACGGGATGGCTGAGCCGGAACTCAAGGAAGCCATGGACCTGGGCTACCTGACAGGCCAGCGGCCAGCAGACGTGATCGTCATGCGCAGGGACGACATTGAGGGCGATTACTTCTTGGTCACGCAAGGCAAGACAGGGCTTAAGCTTAGGATCCTGATGTACACAGAGGAGGGAGAAAACAGCTTGGGCAGGTTGATTCGGGAAATTACGGAGAGGAATGCCGGCCACGTCTCGAAGTACCTGCTGATAAACAGGCACGGAAAGCGAATGACGAAGGGAATGCTGCGCTTGCGCTGGGACAAGGCGCGGGAGAAAGCTTGTGCCAAAGCAATCGAAGAGGGCGATCCGCTCCTCGCCGCGAAGATTGGCGGTTTTCAGTTTCGCGACATCCGACCGAAAGCAGCATCGGAAATCATCGATATTGGCGACGCAAGCCTGCTACTGGGACACAGTAAGCAGGAGATCACAAAGCGGGTTTACAGGAGGATTGGCGCTACTGCTAAACCATCAAAATAG